TAGGCAGGGTCTCATCAAGGATGCGACGCTGTACCTGTGTAACGGCTCTACCGCCCACGTTGCGTACAATCTCAATCAACCTCAATGCAGCGCTTGGAAGAGTCTGCTTACTGCCATCAACACAGCTATAGGTGGTGTTAACCATCTTTGCGTCTGGACGGTGCAGAACAACTTCTTTTTGCGCGTCGTTAAAGAACTTTAAAAGCTCTGAGTTTGGAAACCGGACATTCGTATTATCCTGCAAGATAATCCCAGCCCGATCTAAAATGTCTACTACCTTCGTGTCAGCCATTATCGGTCTCCCATTCGATTACCATTAAATCGGGGTTGTTTTTAAAAATCGGGTTGTAGTCGAACTCATTCCCTGTAATGACATTTCTAACCCGCTTTGGAACCAGCTCTTTCTCAACAGGCTTGGGGTTGGCTTTGTCTTCTGCCAATCGCTGTACCTGCTCTTCTAGTTGGGCAAGGGTCAGTCGTCGATCTAACTTGACGTTATAGTCTTCCTTGGCTTGCAGAAAAATTTCGTCTTTCTTTGTGTTCGATTTCTTAGTCATGAATCACTCGCTAAAAAGGGGGAGGTTTCCCTCCCCCGATCATTAGTCGGTATCTTAGGTCCACTTACCAACGCACAGTGCGTCAGGAGTGATTACCTTAGAGCCGTACACCTTCAGACCACGAACCTGATCGCCGAAAGTGCTTTCCATGCGAACAGTTTCAGTGTTAGTGAACTGAGACGCGAAAGACAGCGCTTTGGGGTGACCAGCCAGAACGTGCGTATAGCCTGCGTCTGCGCCGGAGCCGGGGGTGTAAACCATGTTGCTTTGGAAAACCCTGAAGCGGTCAACCATTCCAACCAAGCCGTTACGGAGAGGTGAAGTAGCATCGCCAGTCAGGTAAGCCTGACGCAGCTCAGACTGCTTGAGCATAGAGATGAACTCAGGAGAAAGAACGATGAATCGACCTTCTTCTGGAATGTTCAGCTCATCAAGAGTCTTAGACAGAGTCAGAATTTCTTCCAAGATGTTAGATGAAGTGATAGTGGTCTGAGCACCGATAGTGGTAGCACCAGTTACAGCGCTAGACAGTACGTCGGTCTCAACAGCGATACGCATACCTTCAGAAGCATCAGTAGATGCAGCTTCCAGCATGTTGATGTCCGCCTGAGCAGCCAGTACGTCGTCTACCTTAAAGCTGTAGTACTTAGCCTTATCAATGAGCATTTCTACCTTGGCAGTAGTCAGCTCTTGAGTAGTGATAGAACCAGTGTAGTCGTTGATAGTTACAGCAGGAACTGTACGTATAACGATCTTGTCGCCTTGACCAGAGATTTCACCCTCATAGTCGGTGTTGCTGATTTCGGGCAGGATAGATTTGCTGTAGAACTTAGCCTGAAGGAGCTTAGAAAACACCTCTGGGATAAAGTTTACTTCAGATGTAGAGCCCGTTGAAAATTGTGAAAAAGACATTTTTATACCTCACAAGAGATTGATTAGCGGCGTATCGATCCACTTTCCATCGCTTTGAGTATTTCCGATTGATGCTTTTCAAACGTCTTGTTTGGCATCCTCATAATCTCATCGACGGTCCAGTATTTCTTTTCGCCTTTAACTTGTGACTTCCGAGCTTTTGGCATCTTCGGTTCTGCAACCGTCTTCGCCCGCTCGAGAGCCTGCTCTTGCAGCGTGGGAGCTGGTTGTCCCATGTCAGCCTTAAACCTACTAAGAACCATGTTCACATCATTAGACGAACCCTCTTGTATCCAAGTCTTCGTCTGGTAGTCTGCTTCCTCCAACCAGTTCAACCAGTCTGCCGTATCGATAAGCTGATCGACATCAGGGTGTACTGCTCGGATTCGCTCGAAGTGCTCGGCTTGCGCCTGATACTGCAACTCCTGATACTTACTCTGTTCTTGCTCGGCTAAAGCCTGTTTGGCTTTACCAACTTCATCTTGCGTTCTCTTCAACTCGTCAAGCAGTGGTCCAGCCAGATCGGGGTAATCTTCCCTTATCTGTGCCAGCTTGCTCTCGTCTTTTGAAGACTCTACAAGTTGACCTTTCAGCTCGGTGATGCTTCTGATCAGGTCGGCGTTTTGCCGCTTCAAGTCAGCCGCTTCTTGAGTCGCTATGGTCATTCTCGCCTGTGCGCCCTTCATGGCTCTCTCGGCTTTTTCTAAAGCCAACTTCAGTTCCGAGTCCTCGCTGCGTTCTGACTCTTCTACTGTGTCCTCATCCGCTTGAACTTCAGCCGTATCCGTAGGATCGGGGGCTTCTACTTGCAGGGCTTCGGGCTCTTCTGGGGTATCCGCTGGAGGTTGATCTGCCTCTGGGGTCTCAGTCTTACCTTTAGTCATCTGTTCGTACAATTCTTTCGCTTCAGCTTCCAGTCGCGCTGGGTCATTTCTCTTTGACATCGTTATTTCCTTCGAGTCCCACATCATGGGATATTCGTTAGTCTATTGCGGTTATCCGTTTAGGGGACCGCGCTTTGTCTAGAACGGCTTTTGCCGCATCTTCAAGTTCGAGAAAGAAACGAAGCTCTAGGAGCCTGCCTTGCTCAAACCTAAAATTCTTTTCATCTGCCCGCTCTAATGCTGACTGGGCGTCCTCAAATCGGCTGTTAATTAATTCCGAGAGGACTTCCCATTCCGGCGTCGCCCTGAGACGGAGGACCGCCTGCGACTGCTGCCTGTTGCATTTGAGCTTGGAGTAACTGTTGTTGTTGTTGCTGTTCAAGAGCAATCTGCTCCTCAGTCTTCATAATTTGGTCGGGGTCAATGTCCATGCTAGAGGCGATTTCTCGCAACAGCTCAGTCTGCTTAACGACTCCGTTGGCGTTGTCACCCACGATGGACAAGAACTGAAGCAGCCTCTGGCTCTGCACTTCCTTCTGTACCAATGCGGTGCTTCCGCGAGCTTGTATTTTCAGATCACCCTTTGACTTCTCGTTGGTTCCAAACTCCATATTGAAGTGGAACAGGCTCTCAATCATGGGCTCGATCAAGAAGTCATCTATATTTTTGATTGTGCTCTTAAGGGCAATGTTGGCTGCGCCCATGAGCATGGACATGCCAGTTGCTGTCTTGTTAAGACCTTGGGTCTGCTCACCGTGTGTATAGCTTGGGAGCGACGTAGTCTCATCAGCGAATCGTCGGAATATATCTACAATCTGGTTAAGTCCATTAGCGTTCGCTACTGGCTGATACCATCTAACAGCAGGCATAGAACCGTCTCCACCCTCACGCAAGAATACTCGCCAAGGGTGGATGTCTGTCGGGTCTTCTCCTGCTGCAAGCAAGTCTGTATTTACCTCAACCATAGGACCGGAAGACAAAGCCATGTTGTCTAGCCAAATTCTTATTGCGGTGTTCATTGTTCCCTGCGAGTCACGCATCATGCGAGGCACGCCTGTACCCCAGAACTGGTGTGGGCTGCGCTCATACGGGAAGATGTGGTAAGGAATCTTATAGCCAGTGATAGGGTTCAGCATGACCTTAATCACTTTGCCGTCACAGAACCAAACGCAGGCAGAGTAGTCATCTGACAAGTCAGCGCCCTCCGGCATTTCAATTCCATGCTCTTCTAAATCATACCCATCTACAGTGCCCCAATACTCCATAACAACGAAGCGGTTGGATTCAGAGTTCTCGTGAATTCCTGCAATTCTTCTGCGCGTGGTCTCGTGATCCTCTTCTGTGTGATTACCGTTACGGTGAATCTTCAGAAGATATCTAACCATCTCGCCATCAAACTGAGGCAGATCGGAAAGATCGCGCATCTGCTTTCTAGTCAGAACATGACGGCGGAACAGACCATCACAGTCTTCCAGTGTTGTGCAGTAGGGGTCAGGGTATAGATCAAATATCGATACCGACTCTACATCCGGCGCAGCAGTCTCTACCACGCTAAGAGCGTAGACTTGCTCGCCCGTAGCCGGGTCAAGCATCTTGGAGTAAGACTGCTTCTTATCAATTCTTACAGTGCCTGACTTAACGGCACCCGAGCCAAAGATGCACGCCTCTAGCATGCTCTCCTTCAACTTCATCTCTGCGTTTGTCTCAATCAGCTGATCTTCAATATCAACCGTCATAGACTCAGCAGCCTGCTTAGCCATCTCCTTTTCAACCTCTAGGAACTCGGATTCAAGCTCCTGCATCCGGGCTGCTACCAAGTCCTGAT